CGGTCGGCTCCACGTCGATCACGTTCAACCTTGCGGCCAACTTGGCTGGTGCCCTGTCCGCATCTGGCAGCACGTCCTTCTCGTTCACGGTCAACAACGCCACGCTCGGCGCCATCGTCGATGCCGTGGGCGCTGCGCTCGTGCAGTTCTCAAACAGCGCCACGGTCAGGGCCACGGGCAACCTGTCGGGCGACATCACGCCATTCACCGAGCTGAGCCCGCAGTCCCTGTCAGCGGCGGTGTGGGAATCCCTCGCCAGCGCCTACAACGCGCCTGGCACGATGGGAGAGCTGCTGAACAGCGCGGGCGGCGGCGCCAGTCCGGCCACGATTGCCGCTGAGGTGTGGTCTACACCGCTTGAGACGCTGACGGCCGAGGAGATCATGCGCGTGCTTCTGGCGGCGCTGGCCGGCGCTCGATCTGGGCTCGGCTCGGCGACCGAGGAATACCTGGCGCAGGACGGCACCACGCCGCGCATCACGTTCAGCCCCGACGCGCAGGGCAACGGCACGCCGATCATCGATGCTACTTAGAAACCGGCTTCTCGGCGGTGCGCTGTTCGCAGGCCTGCTGTTCGGTGGCCAGCAGGTTCCTCCTGTCGAGGTGCAGGGCGGTGGCGGCAAGTCTGGCAAGTCCAAGCAGACGCGCCCGTTGTGGGTGGTTGAAGGCAGGATATTCGACAACCCTTGGGTGGCTCAGGAGTATCTGGCCACACTGCAGGCCGAGAAGGCTGCGGCAGATGCTCGGGCGCAGGCCGCCATTCGTAAGCCTGCACCGAAAACCAAGCCGCAAGCCGAGCCGAAGCGCCAGTTCTTGGTGCTGCAGCAAGAACGCATCGAAATTGACCTCGGTCGATTCTCGTACGCTGACGATCTAGCGCGAGATTCGATTGAGGCGCACATGAAACTGGCGCAAATTATCATTGACGAGCGTGATGCACAGATTGCAATGATCCTAGCGCTGGCAGTGCTAGACGATTAAGTCGGACATTCCGGCAACGGCAACCGCACGGCCGAAAACGTGCGAGTGTGAAAGAGAACCATGCCAGTAGAGATTGAAGTCACCCAGCCTGACGGCTCCAGCGAGACACCTGCGCTCGACGAACTGGAGGCCCAGGATACGCGGGCAGCAGAGCCAGAGACGCCAGAACTAGCGGAAGACGCCGAAGGCGAACAGGAACTGAAGATCACGCTTGGCGGCCAGACGCTGACAGAGCCTGAGCCAGAGGCCGAGAGGGCACCAGAGTGGGTGCGCGACCTGCGACGGTCTCACCGCGAGCTGCAGCGCAAGGTGCGCGAGTACGAGGTCCGCGAGCAGCAGACAACCCAGACCCAGAGCGCGGCCATTCCGGCGCTCGGCTCGAAGCCGAAGCTCGAAGACCACGACTACGATACCGACCGTTACGAGGCGGCGCTTGAGTCCTGGTACAAGCAGAAGGACGCCGTAGAGGTCGCCAAGCGCCAGCAGCAGCAGCAGGTCGAGGAGCAACAGCGCACCTGGCAGGCCAAGCTCGATGGCTACGCCAAGGCCAAGACCGATCTCAAGGTGCGCGACTACGACGACGCCGAGTCCACGGTGCAGGAGACGCTGAACGTGGTGCAGCAGGGCGTGGTGCTGCAGGGCGCCGAGAACCCGGCGCTGGTGGTCTACGCGCTGGGCAAGAACCCCAAGAAGGCCAAGGAACTGGCCGCCATCACTGACCCGGTGAAGTTCGCCTTCGCCATCGCAAAACTGGAGTCACAGTTGAAAGTCACCTCTACCCGCAAGCCGCCAGCTCCAGAGCGTGGCATTCCGGTCGGCAACGCGCCGATCTCTGGCACGACTGACAGCGTGCTTGAACGCCTGCGCGTTGACGCAGAGCGCACGGGCGACATGACGAAGGTCATCGCCTATCGCCGCCAGCAGCGAGAAAAGCAGTCTGCGCGCCGCTGATTGACACCGGGCCGGGTGTTCGTGGTACATTCGGCCCATCTGGTCTCGCCCACCTCACGGGCAGCGCACAAGACACGAGCGGCCGCCCGGCTCTGAATGGGTGAGTAGCAAAGCGCGGCGCAAGCCGTACCAAGTCACTCATCCATTTTGAGGAGCCACAAATGGCCAACAGTTTTTCCAAGGAAGAGCGCGTAGCGTTCGAGGACATCCTCGAAGGCTTCAACGACGCGCTTGTGCTGTCTCGCAACGTCTCCGTGTACCGTACCGACGGCACGATGATGGAGCGCACCAACAACGTGATCTGGCGCCCGCAGCCCTACATCGCGCAGTCCTACAACGGCATGGATCAGACGCTGAACTTCACCGAGTTCACGCAGTTGTCCGTCCCCTCGACTCTGGGCTTCCAGAAGTCGGTGCCGTGGATCATGGACGCACTGGAGTTGCGCGATGCTCTGCAGGAAGGCCGCCTCGGCGACGCCGCCAAGCAGAAGCTGGCCTCTGACGTCAACCTCGCCGTCATGAACGTCGCCGCAAGCCTGGGTTCGCTGGTGGTCCGCACCACGGCCTCGGCCGGCAGCTACGATGACGTGGCCGCGTGCGACACGATCATGAACGAGCAGGGCGTGCAGATGTTCGACCGCTACCTGGCGCTGTCGAGCCGCGACTACAACGGCATGGCCGGCAATCTGGCCGTGGCGACGCGCTCGTTCGGTAACCAGATCAGCGACGAGGCATATCGTCGCGGCTTCGTCGGCACTGTGGCTGGTTTCCAGACCTACAAGTTCGACTACGCCAACCGCATCCGCGCAGCCGGTGGTACAGATCCCACGATTGACACCCAGGCCGCAGCCGGCAACTACTGGGTGCCGGTGGCCACCAGCGTGGCCGCCACTGGCGAGTCTGCCAACGTGGACAACCGTTTCCAGACGATCACCCATTCGTCCGTTACAACGGAACTGGCCGCAGGCGATGCGATTACCATCGACGGCGTGGTTGCGGTGCATCACATCACCAAGCAGTCCACTGGTGAACTCAAGACCTTCCGGATCGTCCAGCGCCTGACCGCAACCACCTCGGTTATCACCCCGCCGATCATCTCGGCTCAGGGTGGCACGGACGCCGAGTTGCAGTACCAGAACGTCATCGTCACGACCAGCGCCGCCGCCACGGTGGACCGTCTGAACGTGGATGCCGCTCCGATCAACTGCTTCTGGCAGAAGGACGCGCTGGAACTCCTGCCGGGACGCTACGCAGTGCCTGCTGACGCTGGTGCCGCAGTCATGCGCGCCTCCACCGACCAGGGCATTGAGCTGGTAATGCAGAAGCAGTACGACGTCAACACCATGAAGACCAAGTACCGCCTCGACTGCCTGTTCGGCGTAGTGAACAAGCAGCCCGAGATGAGCGGCATCCTGCTCTTCGGGCAGACCCCCTGATGACGCACCGGGCCGGGTAATACCGGCCCGATTCGCAACAGCAATCCAAGGAGTTTTCCATCATGTCCAATTCAGTCATCGCGCTGCAGGGAACCGCAGAAGTCATCGTTCCCGCGAACGAAAGCATCGCTCTTCAGAGCATCACCCAGACCCAGGTCTTCAAGGTTGTCGGGTTCCCGAACTACCCGGAGCAGAACGATCTGGAAAGCACGTTCACCGGCTACAAGCTGCTCGGTCCGTACACCGCAGAAACCACGCTCATCATCAATGCTGGCGCGGCTTCGGTGGAGTATCAGATCGGCGTCGCTCCGGTGGTGTTCGGTTCGAACTACCAAGGCACCCCCACCACGCAGAACTCGGCCGCAACGCTGACGACTGCAAAGGTGATGTCTGGCATCATCACCACCACTCAGGCAACTGGCGCGACCATCGCCGTGCTGCTGCCGAACGGTGCTGACATGGAACTGGCTGCCCAATTTGATGTGGGTGATTTCTTCGACTGGGCTCTGGTCAATCTTTCGACTGGCGCCAACACCGTGACGATCACCAACGCTGCGTCTGGCAACAACATCAACGGCGCCGCCATCGTTGCCGTGAGCACCAGCGCTCAGTTCCGCACCTACAAGACGGCGACCAACACCTTCGCCACCTATCGCATCTAATACCGAAGGCGAGCAAGTGCAGCGCGAGCGGTGGTGACAAGCTGCCGCCCGCGTTTTCACATCTGGAGCACATCATGCCGTTGACCAAGGGTTACTCGAAGGCCAGCGTGTCGAAGAACATCTCCAAGGAGATGAAGGCCGGCATGCCGCAGAAGCAGGCCGTGGCCGTGGCATTGAACACCGCACGCACCGCTGCCAAGAAGGCTGGCAAGCCGAGCAAGGCACCAGCGAAGGCAAAGAAATGAAAGCCAAGCCGCCTGGCCTGTACGCCAACATCGCGGCAAAACGCGAGAGAATCGAGGCTGGTTCCAAGGAGCGCATGCGCAAGCCCGGAGCCAAAGGCGCGCCGACTGCGGCTGCTTTCCGCGCCGCAGCCAAGACCGCAAAGAAGAAGTGACCATGCCCACATTCCCGACCTTTGTCTTCCGCAGCCCTGGGCCGCAGCGACACTCGTCTGGTGGGGCGTATCGCTTTGCTTCGGTGAACAGCGATGCCGAGCTGTCCGAGATGCTCGCGCAGGGCTACTACGCCGACGTTCGCACCGCCATCGCGGCATGCGGCGAGCGGGCATTCACGCACGGGCTGACCAGCACGCAGGCCCGCAATGTGTCTGCGTCCAAGCTGCTGGCGCGGCTGAAAGCCAGGCTGGCAGAAGACGCCATCCCGGCAACTGCGGTGGAGGTCGAGGAGCCCGCGGCACCGCCTGCCGATGACGCACCGGCAACCCGCGCCGAGATGCTGCAGCAGGCCGAGATCCTGGGCATCAAGCCCGACAAGCGCTGGTCTGATGCCACGCTGATGGCCAAGATCAGCGCGGCCATGAACCCGACCTTTATCCTCGCGGCTTGACGGAGCAACAGATGGGCTACACCAAGCGGCAATTCATCCTCGCGGCGTTCGAGGAGATCGGCCTAGCCGCGTACACCTTCGACCTGCAGCCCGATCAACTGGAGTCTGCTCGTCGCCGCCTGGACGCCATGATTGCCGACTGGAACGGCAAGGGCATCCGCCTCGGCTACCCGATCCCGTCGAGCCCGCAGGACGGCAGCATTGACGAGGAGACCTTTGTGCCAGATTCGGCCTACGAGGCGATCATCTGCAGTCTGGGCATCCGCCTAGCGCCGAGCTATGGCAAGCAGGTCATGCCGATGACGATGGCCACCGCCAAGCAGGGCTATGACACGCTGCTGCAGCGCGCCACGTTCCCGCTGGAACAGCAGATGCCCAGCACGATGCCGTCGGGTGCTGGCAACAAGCCCTGGCGCGTGTACGACAATCCGTTCGTTCGGCCGCCCGTCGATCCGGTGCAAGTCGGCCCTGACGGCCCGCTCGAACTCAACTGACGCGCATCGCGCAACGAGGCACACATGGCACTCATCTATCAACTGCCGCTGCTGTCGCAGGCATCACCCGGTGACCAACTGGCGGTCTACGCACCGAACACGGGCGACGCTCGCCGCTTGCCGATGTCGGCGCTGCTGGCCTACTTCCAGCAGCAGTTCGCCGCGCCCACGGTGGCAACGAACCTCTACACGCCGGGCACCGGGTTCAACATCGCGCTGCCCACGCCTGTAGCGCAGGCGCAGTGGGCCGTCATCCAGCCTGCTGGCACGCTGGCCACCGGCACCGTGACCCTGCCGCTGAACACCCTGACGCCCGATGGCACCGAGGTTCTCATCACCACCACGCAGCAAATCACAGCGTTCACGCTGGCGCTCAACGGCGCGGCGGCTGGGTTCGGTGACCCCACCACGCTGGCGGCAGAGGATTTCTTCCGCATGAGGTTCTACCAGGCCACGAACTCCTGGTATCGCATCGCCTGACCTACTGAGGATCATCATGTCGTCCACCATTGAAAGTTTCTGCCCAGCCTACGGCACGGGCCTTGTCGTCTCGCCTGGCGTGGCCTCTGCATCCAGCACACTTACGACGGCCGACGAGGGCGTGGTCATCACGAACCTGAGCACCACCGTGCTGACCTACGTGCGCGTGGGCGAGGGCACGCAGACGGCCACCACGGCCGATTTCCCGCTGCCGCCTAGCGCGCAGGTCAGCCTCAGCAAGGGCAAGACCGAGCGCACGGTGGCGTACATCGCGCCGGCTGGTGGCGGGTCTATCCACATCATCTCTGGCCGGGGCCTGCGTTGATATGGCCAAGTCGCCCGCCTGGACCCGCAAGGAGGGCCAGAACCCCAAGGGTGGCTTGAACGCCAAGGGGCGGGCGTCTGCGAAGGCGCAGGGCATGAATCTGAAGCCGCCGGCACCCAACCCCAAGAACGAGAAAGACGCGGCGCGGCGCAAGTCGTTCTGCGCTCGCATGGGTGGCATGCCTGGGCCGATGAAGGACGAGAAGGGCAAGCCTACCCGCAAGGCGCTGGCGCTGAAGGCCTGGAACTGCTGACATGCAAATCCCCATCCTGAGCGGCATCTACACCGACAACGGGCCGGACATTCGGACCTCGTACCCGGTGAACATGGTGCCGACGCCCGTGCCGTCTGGCATCAGCGATTCCTTCCTGCGGCCTGGTGATGGCATCGTGGCCAACGGCACCGGGCCGGGCATCGACCGTGGCGGCATTGAGTGGAATGGCATCGTCTACCGCGTGATGGGCAGCAAGTTAGTGACAGTAGCAAGCAATGGTGTTGTGACCATCCTGGGTGATGTGGGCACCGACGGCCAGTTGGTGACGCTGGACTACAGCTTCGATCTGCTGGGCATCGCGTCCGCTGGGAATCTCTGGTTCTGGAATCCGACCACAAGCGTGCTGGCGCAGAACGTGGATCCCGATCTCGGCACGGTGGTCGATATGTGCTGGGTCGATGGCTACTGGATGACCACTGACGGCGAGTTCCTGGTGGTCACGGAGTTGTCGAACCCGTTTGCCGTGAACCCGCTGAAGTATGGCTCCAGCGAGGCCGACCCCGACCCTGTGGTGGCGCTGGTCAAGCTGCGCAACGAGGTCTACGCGATCAACACGCACACCATTGAGGTGTTCGACAACGTGGGCGGCGACCTGTTCCCGTTCCAGCGCATTGACGGCGCTCAGATTCAGAAGGGCGCCATTGGCACCTTTGCGTGCTGCGTCTTCCAGGAGCAGATCGCGTTCCTCGGTAGTGGCCGCAACGAGGAGCCTGGCATCTACCTGGGCTCCAACGCCACGGCCACCAAGATCAGCACCGATGAGGTCGACCGCATCCTGGCGACCTACACCGACGCGCAACTGGCGCAGGTCAAGCTTGAGGCCCGCAACGACAAGGCGCACCAGCACCTGTATGTGCATCTGCCGGACCGCACGCTGGTCTTCGATGCGTCAGCCAGCGAGGCCGTCAAGCAGTTCATCTGGTTCACGCTGACCACCACTACGGTGGGCTTTGCACAGTACCGTGCGCGCAATCTGGTCTGGGCCTACAACCGATGGCTGGTGGGCGACCCGCAGTCAAGCGCCATTGGCTACTTGACGGGCCTGACCGGCCAGCACTGGGGCCAGACGGTGCGCTGGGAGTTCGGGACAGCCATCGTCTACAACGAGTCGAAGAGCGTAATCTTCCACGACATCGAACTCGTCTCTCTCACGGGCCGCGTGGCGGTCGGCGTCAACCCGCAGATCAGCACCTCGTACAGCCTCGACGGGCAAGCCTGGAGCCAGGACAAGTTCATCACGGTGGGCACCACGGGCGCCACCACCAAGCGCCTGGTCTGGTTCCGACAGGGCGCGATGCGCAACTTCCGCATGCAGCGGTTCCGTGGCGACTCTGACGCGCATCTGTCGTTCATCCGCCTTGAGGCGCGGCTAGAGCCGACGATGTACTGACATGGCCACCTCGTCACGCCTGAACCTCACGCGGGACCAACTCGCGTCGTTTCTGCAGGATCATGAGCAGATCAGGCAGTTTGAGCGGCTGTTTGCTCTGGTAGACGAACTGCGGCCAACGACGCTGAATGACATCGCGATCACGGCCGGCAATGCAGATCAGAAGGCCGTTGAGGCTCTCGATGCTGTGGCCACGCTGGCGCAGGATGCGGCCATTCAGAGCACGACGGCGGATCAGAAGGCTATAGAAGCACTCAACCTGATCGCACAGGTTGAACAAGAGGCATCGGTCAATTCAAGCTCCGCCAACCAGAAAGCCATTGAGGCTCTCGATGCTGTGGCCACGCTGGCGCAGGATGTGGCGTTCCAGGCTGACACCAAGGCGCAGCAGGCGCTGGATGCTATATCGCAGTTGAGCGGACTGGTTGAGTTGCTGGCCACGGCGCCGCCCGAGCGTGAGTTCAAGCGCTCTCGGTATGGCTCGTTTTACAGCACTGCCACGCAAACGGCGCTGGTGATCAACACGGCCACCGAGGTAACGCTGAACACCACGGACCTGTCATCCGGCGTGTTCCTGAGCGGTTCCCCGCAGTCGCGCATCAACGTGGATACGGACGGCATTTACAACCTGCAACTGTCCATCCAACTTGACAAGACGAGTGGCGGAACTGCCGAGTTCTACATCTGGTTTCGCAAGAATGGTGTGGACGTCACTGACTCTGCCAGTCAGATCAGAATACAGGGCAACAACGCCGAGATTTTCTCGGCCCTGAACTACTTTTTCAGCCTCAAGGCCGGCGATTACGTCGAGATCATGTTTTCGGTGAGCGACCTGTCGGTGGAACTGCTGGCTGTGCCCGCCGCTGCTCCGCATCCCGGCATCCCATCTATCATCGTCACCGTGTCCAACAACATCCAGGGGTTCCAATGACCGTCACCGTCAAAGTCCTCGTTCCTCCCAAGCAGATGGAGGCCACGCAAACCACGCAGTACACCGCAACTTCCGTGAAGGCCATCATCGACAAAGCCACGGTGACGAACACGGACACGGTGAACCGCACGTTCAGCGTGAACCTCGTCACCTCGGGCGGATCGGCCGGCAATGCAAACCTCGTCATCGACGACCGCACCGTGGTGCCGGGTGAGACCTATTTGTGCCAGGAACTGGTGGGCCAGGCGCTGGAGAGCGGCAGTTTCATCAGCACCATCGCAAGCAACGCCACGGCGCTGACGTTGCGCGTCAGCGGCAGGGAGATCACCTGATGGACTACGCCAAGGCACCCAAGATGATGATCTTCGGCGGCATCCCCGACGAGGAGCCGTTCATCACCACCAGCGAGAACCGCGAAAACACGCGCATCGCCATCCGCGACTGGATGCTCGGGCCTGAAAAGCCCAGCAACGAGCGCGGCGCGAACAAGGTCTACTGGGTGGCGCTTGGCAAGGCCATGCACGTCAACGAGGCCGAGGCGCGGCGCAGGCGGTGCTCGAACTGCGAGTACTACGACAACAGCGAGGACGCGCAGCTCAAGATGGACCGCATCCCCTGGAATGATTGGGACGTCGGCGCGGGCTTCCGTGGTTACTGCGAGAAGCTCGAATTCGTCTGCCACGACCTGCGCGCCTGCCAGGCTTGGGAAGAGCGCGAAGAAGAGGAAGATTGACCCATGAGCGGGAAGGCATAGAATGCGCGTGCCGAGTTCATGGCTACCGGCGGCCTCTGAGGACGCCATGACCTATAGCCTGCGCACGCACTTCGACTCGCTCATGCTGCCAGCGGCAGCCGCTGAGTGGTTGCTGATGCTATGGGAGTCCATCCAGGCGTTCGACGACTACGCTGATGGCGATCCTGTTAAGCGCGAGGTGCTCGACGCCTTGATCTGGAACACGCTGGTGGCCATGCCCCAGAACTCTTTTTTCTCGCAGCACGCGGCCGAGTTGTCGACGCTGCTGGGCTCGATGGTGCTGAAGTGGCAAGCCTCTGACCGCGTGGAGCGCGAGGGCGGCGCATCGGCTCAGTCCTACGTCTGGCGAGCCGGGTACTACGAGCTGGTGCTGGCCGCTGTGCGCCTGAGCCACGGCCCAGCGGCTGCTGCGTCAGTGGCTCACAAGGTGTTGGGCATGTACGGCGAGAAGCTTGACGCATACCTGACCGAGTTCAACAAAGGAGGCAGCGATGCCTGATCCAGTCACCGGCCTGATTGCGGCAGGTTCTCAGCTCCTTGGCGGCGCCATGCAATCTCGCGCCGCTGGCAAAGCGGCAGGCGCACAGGAGCGTGCCGCCGAGATGGGCATCGAAGAGCAGCGGCGGCAGTTCGACGAGATCCAGAAGCTATTGTCGCCCTATGTGGGCGCCGGGCAGCAGGCCATCAGCGGCTTCCAGCCCTTCCAAGAGGCCGGCGCTCAGGCATTCGAGCAGCAGCAGGCCCTGGCGGGCTTGCGCGGCCCAGAGGCACAGCAGGCGGCCATTGCACAGATCGAGCAGAGTCCGTTTCTCCAGGCCCAGATTCGGCAGGGCGAAGAGGCGATGCTGCAGCGCGCATCGGCCACGGGCGGCCTGCGTGGCGGCAACATCCAGGCGGCTCTGGCTCAGTTCCGGCCGCAGATGCTGCAGCAGGCCATCGAGCAGCAATATGGTCGCCTCGGCGGTTTTGCCGGCACCGGGCTGGGTGTGACCGAGCAACTCTACCGTGGCGGCCAGGCATCAGCGGCCAATCAGGCGTCGGCGGCCGGCACAATGGGCGCAAACGTGTCCAATCTGCTGGGCCAGCAAGGCGCAGCCCAGGCCGGCGGTGCGCTGGGGCGTGCTGCACCGTTCGTGCAGTTTGCGCAGTTGCCGGGGCAGTTGGCTGGCTACCAGATGGCCACCGGCCGCAACATGTTCGGCAATCTGTTCGGTGGAACATCGGCTGCTGCACCGGCCACGGGTGGAATCCCGAGCGGCATGATCGAGGGCGGCGTCGGCTTTCCGGGCTAAGGAATCATTATGGTTGCACCCTTCGACTACACCAGCGCCTTTGGGCAGCATGGTGGCCCACTTGGTGGCCTGATGCAGGGGCTCAAGTTGGGCGCCACGATGCAGGACGTTGAGGCGCGGCGCCAGAAGCAGCAGAGTGAACTGGCAGCGCAACAGGCGGCCATGGCACGCCAGCAGCAGGTCAGCCAAGCGATGACTGGCCTGATGGCAAAAACGAACCCGACGGCGCGAGACTTCACCGATGTGGCCATGCTGCTTCCTGAGAAGGAGGCAGCAAGCCTGCGTGCGAACTGGGAAACGCTCAACAAGTCGCAGCAGGAGAGTGGCCTGCAGTTTGGCGGCCAGGTGCTGTCAGCATTCCAGACTGGTGCAGCGGACCTCGGCATCACGCTGCTAAAGCAACGCGCAGAAGCCGAGCGCAATTCAGGCCGCGCCGATCAGGCACAGGCCTATGACACATGGGCTCGGCTTGCAGAGGTCGACCCTAAGTCGGCGCAAACCACCATTGGTGTGATGCTTGCGGCGCTGCCTGGTGGCGACAAGGTAGTCGAGTCTGTTGGCAAGGTGCAGACACAGAAGCGCGAGGCGGCTCTGTTTGGGCCAGGGCTGACAAAGGCAACGGCTGATGCCGACGCAGCCGTAGCAGCTGCCATCAAGGCCGGTGTCGATGCGCAGTATGCTCCCGCGCTGGCGCAGGCTGGGCTCACCAAGGCCCAGAGCGATGCCATCAAGGCGGCGACTGATGCCAGGTTTGCAGAGGCGCTGAACCAGGCAGGCCTGAACGAAAAGAACTGGAACATCAAGGCTGCACAGAACCGCATCAACGTGGATTCTGCGCGTCTCGGCCTTGATCGGCAGAAAACCGCCGCTGACGTTCAACTAACGCTGGCCAGGATCGGTGAGATTGCCACCAGCCTACCAGAGCAGGCCAAGAAGGACATCAATACGGCGGCGGTGGCGGCAGGGACGGCCAAGCAGCAGGCGGCGCAGTTCAACTCGCTGGCAACACGGTTGCAGGAGGCCGGTGGTGGCTTTGGCGTGTTGTCCCGCGCCAATGAATGGTTCCGAGGCGCAACAGGCAATCAGGACTACGTGACCCAGCTGCGGCAGGAGTTCACGCGTCTGCGCAACAGCGCAGCGGTGCAGTCGCTCCCGCCTGGGCCGGCCACAGACAAGGACATTGCGCTGGTGCTGGAGGGATTCCCTGCGGCCACTGCAGATGCCAATACGATGTCTTCATTCCTGCGCGGCATGGCCAAACTGCAGGACATCACGGCGGCCACTGAAAACGCCCGCGTGGACTGGCTGGCCAACAATCGCGGCTCGCTGGGCCGTGCGTCGTCGGTATTCCCTGCTGGCGACTTCGCGGCCAAGGCTGGCGAAACGTGGGTGGATATGTCAACCCGCATTGCGCAGGAGATCAACAACCGCTACGCAGCGGGCGCCGGTGGTGCTCCTACGCAACCCGCAGCGGCCATTCCTGGCGCTCCCGTGCGGCCTGGACAGGTTGCGCCGGCCATCCCGCGTGTCGGCGCTCCAACCTCTATAGGAGGCGCCATGCCGGGTGTCCCGCCAGCCACGACAGACATTCGCTCACAGGCCGATCTGATCATTCGCGGAGGCCGCTGAAATGGCTACGGCTGACGAGTACGCTGCCTGGATTGTCCAGAACCGTGCCAAGCGTGGCACGCGGGACTTCGAAACTGTGGTGCAGGCTTACGAGCAGGCCAAGCAGGAGGAAGGCCGCGCACAAGCGCCAGGAGTCCCGCAGGCGGCCCAGCCGCAGCAGTTCGTCGCCCCGCCCGCAGTCAGGCCCGCAGAAACAGGCCCGGAGCCCACCATCGGCGAGCGCATCGTGGGCGCTGGCGAAACCGCGCTGTCGCTGCTGACGGGCGCTGTGGGCGCACCGCTGGGCATGATCCAGGGCACGGGCGCAGGGCTGGCGCGGGCCATCCTGTCGGGCCAGTTCGGCACCCAGCAAGCCGCAGGCGAGATTGAGCGCGCCGCCACCGAGCAGGCGGGCCGGTTCACCTACGCGCCGCGCACCCGTGCAGGCCGCGAGATGCTGGGCACCGTGGGCGAAGCCGCCCAGGTCATCCCGCCCGTGTTGCCCGTGGTGGCCGCGCCTGGTGCTGTGCTGCAAGCCGCAGGGCAGGCCGCGCCGATTGTGCAGGCCACGGCCCAGCGTGCTGCGGCGGCAGCGGCGCCTGTTGCGATGAGCGTCGCCACGGCCCCAGCTCGGGGTGTTCGTGCTGCTGGCAGGGCTGTGGGGGTGTTGCCTCCAGAACAGGCTGACATGGACGCGGTGGGCCGCACAGCGTCCGCTCTGCAACGGGGTTCTGCGGGTGCCGCAGGTGTTCCGATGGCTGCCGAGCGTGCAGCGCGGTTTGCAATGATGCCTGTTCCATATACCGGACCATCAGCCCCCACGGCTGGGATGTTGACGCGCAATTATGCTCAACTGCAGTTTGAGAAAGAAGCGGCAAAGCTGCCTGAAGTTGGCGCTCCGTTGCGCGAGCGCAGCGAAAATATGACTGCCAACACAATCCGCAACTTCGACGCGCTGATTGACATGCCGAATCCGGTGGCCGCAGATCCGCGTGCCATGGGCATGGGCGTGGACCGTGCGCTGGTGAATCGCGTGGAGGTGCAGCGGCGCAGGGTGCGCGATGCCTATGAAAAGGCCGAGGCCGAAGGCGCACTACAGGCCCCCGTCGAATTGACCCCGCTGGCGGCTCAGTTGTCTGAACTGCAGGCCCTTGAGGGTCTGGTGCCTACCATCCCAGCCGTGCGCCGTGAAGCCGTGCGCCTTGGTGCTTTGGTGCCGGATGAAAACGGCAACCTCATCCCGCAGACGGTGGACCTGAAAACGAGCGAGACGCTGCGCCAGTTCGTCAACGCAAACACCGACTGGACGGACCGGCGCGAGGCCCTGGTTTCCCGCAAGATCAACGCATCCATTGACGCGGCCACCGAAGGCGCAGGTGGCGAGGCCTACCGCGCCGCCCGCAAACTGCGCGAGCGATTCGCTAACGAGTTCGAAAACGTGGGCCTCACGGCCAAGCTGCTGGGCACCAAGCGCGGCACCGACGAGCGCCAGGTGGCGTTCGGGGATGTTTTCGACAAGGTGGTCATTTCGTCGCCCGTTGAGGAAATGAACAAGCTGCGCAGCACGCTCTTGCGAGCTGGCCCCGAAGGTCAACAAGCCTGGGCCGACCTAAAGGCTGGCGGCATCCGGTTCATCAAGGACGCGAGCCTGAGCCCTTCGCAGCGCGATGCGTCAGGGAACCCTCTGCTCTCGCCAGACAAGCTGCAGCGCACAGTGCGCTCCTTCGACCAGGACGGCAAGCTCGAGGCGCTCTATGGCAAGCGCCAGGCTCAGGTGCTGCGCGATCTGGCCGACATTGCCACCGACATCTACACCGCGCCACCTGGTGCCATCAACACCAGCAACACGGCCAGCGCACTGATGATTGCGATGGACACCATCGGCACGGCAGCCTTCACTGGCATGCCTGCACCAGCTGTCACCGCACTGCGCGAGGCCAGCAAATATGTGCGCAACCGCAAGACACGCGCCCGCATTGAGGCCGCCCTGCGCGGTCAAGTAACATCTGACTGATCACCCCAGGAGCCCCAACCATGACCGCTCTCTCCATCCAGCCCACGTTCCCCATCTTCACCGACATCGACGGCCAGCCGCTCGAAGCCGGGTACATCTTCATCGGTGTGGCCAATCTTGCGCCCATCGGCAACCCCATCAACGTCTACTGGGACGCGGCGCTGACGCTGGCCGCAGTGCAGCCGATTCGTACCATCGGCGGCTACCCGGTCAACGCTGGCACGCCGGCTCGGCTGTACGTCAATTCCGACTACTCGATCCAGGTGCAAAACCGCAATGGCAGCGTGGTGTACTCGGCGCCTGCTGCTACGGAGCGGCTGTCGGATGTGGTGGTCGGTGGTGTTGATGGCACTGAAGTTACATTCCTTGCTGCCGGTACTGGCGCTGTGCTGACCAACATGCAGCAGAAAGCCAGACAGATCGTCAGCGCCTTTGACTTTATGTCTGCAGCCGAGATCGCTGGGGTCAAGGCAGGAACAGAGCTGCTGGCAGTCAACATAAAACTGCAGGCCGCCATTGATGCACTTGATATTGCTGGAGGTGGTGCACTGTATCTGCCGGCTGGCGTCTATCGCCTGACCAGCCCATTGCTGGTGCCGTATGGCGTGTCAATTTATGGTGAAGGCGGCTCTGTCACGACTCTGTCGTGCTTGAACTGTGACGGCCTCAATTTTGACTCAGGCTCGTATGACGGTGGCGACATGTTCTACGCCGACTTTGCAATTCGTGGAGCATCTGGAAGCAGCGGCAACTGGGCTGCAGTAGTCAGCATCCTGCCTTCTGGCGGCACGTTTGGTAATGATTCTCGTGACGGTTTGTACTTCCACCGTCTGCGCATTTATGACATCAACCAGGCATTTATTTTGAATGCCACATGGGAATCTCACATAAACGAGTGTCGAGTGTTCCGATGCAATATGGCCGTATCGCTTGGAAATTATGCAATGGTGATTCGCATCACAGATTGCAACTTCACTTACGAAGGAGGATTTCCAACTGGTACTGCCAATCGTCGAGGTGTTGAGTTGCTGGGGCCTGTTACTGAAGGCGCTTTTATCCGTGGATGTCAAATTTACGGATATCAAACTTCGCTTCACATTGTTCAATCTATATACACTATCTTCAATGATAACGATACGTTTGGCACTGTGTACGGCATCAATATTGCGGGCGCTGCAAACACCGGCATGAGCATTCAAAATAACTATTTTGAAATCAGCGCAAATAATGCCATTGGTATTAATGGAGCTGTTCAAGGCTCTGAAATATCCAACCTCGTCGAAATTGTCAACAACGTATTCATCACTGGATCAGGAACTGGCACTCGCGGCATCGTAATTGGAGACCCTGCCGGCACATTCCAGTGGAACTGGCGTATTCGTGACAATTACTTCTTGGGTCTGCAAACTGCCGATATTCAAGTTTACAACGCACGAAATATTATTATCGAAGGAAACCGTTTTGATTCGACAGTACCAGTCTACAACATTGTGTTCGGTGGTGGCTCAGCTTCATACAACTCCAACTATGTAATCCACAACCGGATTGCTGTTGCAATTCTTGCAGATGCCGCTGACGTTGCTGCTGGCCGAATCATTATCCGTGAAAACCTGATTGCTGGCACACAGACCTTCGGAGCCGTGTGGGCTACCAGCGGCAAGATCGATGGTAATATCATCGGCAGCGTGACACCTGCTGCCGGGTCATTCACAGACCTCAAAGCTGTCAACAAAGCATTTAGCGGATATGGTTTTCAATACACAAATTCTGGCTCTAGTTTTGAACTTGACTATGTGCTGTCCGATAGGTCGCTTCATCTTGTGACGTGCTACTTGGAGGAAGATACTAATCTCCAACGTGGTCCTGGCGTCTACATCATTGTGCGTCAAGGTACATCGACAACAGTCACCACGATCACAGCCTTTGCCGGCATGACTGTGACGGTCACTGCTGGTTACAAAATCAACTTTAACAATGCGACAGGAGTTAATGGGATTATCTTTGCCAGCGCATTGAAAACACTAGTCTAAAGGAGAAAACATCATGAACCTTCAAATCAAGAACCTAAAGCGCCATTCTGAAACTGGTGTTGTGCAGTCCATTGCGTGGACTGCATCAAAGTACAGCGATGATGGCAAAGTCAGAGTGGAGACGCAGGGAGAGCAAGTCTTGACTCCAAAGTCTCCAGATGATCCGACATTCATCAAGTATTTTGAAATCTCTGAAGCCATTGCAGAGCAATGGCTGCGTGAGTCTATGCAGGACTCTGGTATCAAGCTGCTTGATGAGTATCTTGATGCTGTTCTGCAGCAGAAGATCAAGCCTCAATCAGAAGATGGGTCGCCTTGGGAAAAAGAGGTAGAAGCCGTTCGTGCTTTGACTACTGAGGCTCCTGCCGTCACGCGCAGAACTCGCTTCCCAACTGTGCAGTCTACATGATGCCTAGCGAAGGCATTTGATGACGGAGACAGAAACGATGCTGCAGGAACAACAGGATGGCATTGATCTGGTTAAGTACGGCGTACTTTGGCAGAAGGTCCAGGACATGGACAAGAAGGTCGATAAGATGGAGCGCAACGTTGAGGAGTTGCTGGCCTTGGCCAACAAGGGCAAGGGCGGCTTCTGGATGGGCATGACCATCGCGTCCGCGTTTGGCGGCGTCGTGTCTTGGGTCGTGAGCCACTGGCCTGCAAAATGAACTTCGACACTGCGTTCGCGTTGTTGCTGGGGCACGAAGGTGACTTCAGCGATCACCCGGCAGACCCGGGCGGCAAGACCCGCTTCGGGGTGACCGAGGCAGTGGCCCGCGAGGTGGGCTACAAGGGCGACATGCGCGAGTTGCCGCTGGATCTGGCCAAGCGGATCTACCTTGAGCGGTACTGGAAGCCGATCCGCGCTGACGATCTGCCGCCAGGCATCCGCTACGCGGTCTTCGATGGCGCCGTGAACTCGGGCCCGCGTCAAGCCACGTTGTGGCTGCAGCGGGCGCTGGGTGTGGAAGCTGACGGCATCATCGGCCCCAAGACGTTGGCTGCGGCGTATGCGCAGGACATGAACGCGCTGCGGTTGCGCGTCTTGGCGCAGAGGTTGCGATTCATGACCGGCCTGACCAACTGGCCGGCCTTCTCACGCGGTTGGGCTCGCCGTATTGCTGACTTGATGGAAACATGACGTGAATCCGCTGATCCTCGGCCCGATCCTTGAGATCGGCAAGACGCTGCTGGATCGGTTTGTGCCTGACCCGGCGCAGAAGCAAGCCGCTGAGATGGAGCTTGTGCGGATGGCCGCGCAGGGTGAACTGCAGCAGACCATCGCACAGCTTGAAATCAACGCCCGCGAGGCCAGTCACGCCAGCGTGTTCGTGGCCGGCTGGCGCCCGTTTTTCGGGTGGGCCGGTGGTGCAGGATTCATCTACGCCACGATCCTGCAGCCGCTGCTGGCTTGGCTGGCAGCTATCAAGGGCTGGCCCACACCACCCACGCTGAACCTTGATCTGCTGTGGGTCGTCATCACCGGCATGTTGGGGATTGGCGGGCTTCGCACGGTGGAGAAGTTCAAGGGCGTGACGAAATAGCCGCCTCGCGCTCACCGCGCGGGTTCTGTAGCAGCAGCGGGCCAGCGGTGTAGACCCACCGGAACTTGGTTCGCGTGGTCGGGTCGGCGCGCTTGGTGCGGGTGACCCATCCTGCTTGCTCAGCGTACTTCAGTGACGCGCCCACGTTGTTGGGCTTCACGCCCCACTTGATGTCGACGTCGTGGGTTGTCAGCTCTTCTTCGGGGTTGCGGGCGAAGAAGACGGCGACGTGGGTGACGATGCTCATGCCTGCCCCCTTGCGCGGATGATGTCGTCGCGGGTCATGTCAACCCCGCCAGTCGAAACGCCACCTCAACCGGCACCGTGGCGTAGACATAAGCCCCGTGCATAGGGCTCCAGAAGTGAATGGTGGTCATACCTTCCCCTCCGCCCGTGCGATAGCGGCGCGGGCAATGCCGCCCAGCATGTCGCGGACGTTGATGGCAATGCCATCGGCCTCGCGGGTAAGGCGCTCAATCAAGCGCAATGCCTCCAGCAGTTCCCCGTTCAGGGCGTGCAGGCTCGCGCAGTTGGAGCAGCGGGGTGGTGCGGAATACACCGGCTTTCCGTTGAACCACGCCACCAGCGTGTATTCCTCCTGCTCCGGCTGCTCCAGCGCGGCCAGTTTTGCTTCTGCCGCCTTAGCCCGCTCGGCCCATTCGTGGATCGCATCAACGTGCGCTTCATGCAGAGTGCATTGCTGCGTCTGGACATCGCCAACCCACCGACAGTTACAGGTCTGCTCCGGCTGCTCCAGCGCAGCCTTGAGGGCGATTACCGCTGGATGGTGCGGCATGAATACAGTCTCCAACGCCTCCAGCGCCTGCTGGGCGGCGGTTCGTAGGTCACTCATGGTTCTTCTCCTTCAGTGCGGCCTCGATAGCATGAGAGAGTTCCGTCATCGACAGCGGCAGCGGTGGCCTCCGCTGAAAACGCTTCTCTCTTTCCAGTTGGATCACGCTCTGTATTTCCTCCTCCGTCA